GCTTGGCCGCTGGCCGTCGCCGTTGTCATGGCCTACCCAGAATTAGTAGCCAGAGGTCGCGTTACGAACGTCGTGCGTGAAGCTGGTCGCGCTCACTTCAGTGCCGCTGGTAAACGCACCAATGGTCAGGTTGGCGCCAGAGGCACCTGCCGACACGTCCATCACCACCGTCGTGCCGTCGCTTTTCAAAATGCGCGCCCATGTCGGCGTGATCGACGCCACAGCAGTACCAGATGTGATCGCGTTGGCGGTCAGCAGGCCAGCCGTGGCAGCCGGGAAAGCGGTGGCACCAAACGTCAGCGTCACGCCAAGAACTTGCGCGCCCAGTGCGGTGTCAGCGTTGGCGGGCTGCGTGCCGTCGTAAATACGGATCAGCCCACTGTTGCACAGTGTGGCAAGGGTGGCGGCTTGGGCGTTGACGGTCGCGTCTGCCAGTTGGGTATTGAGGGCCATGATGTTTCCTTTCAGTTGGGGTTAAATCAGATGCCGCCGTAAACAACGGCGCCTGCCGGGTGCATGGCGCGGCTCTGTTCGTCCTTGGCGGCGGCGCAGTAGGCATTCCAGTCGCCGAGGAAGCGGTCGGAGGCGTCTTTGTCAAAGACCTCGCTGTCCTGCTTGCCGTAGGCCTTGTGCTTGACCCAGTACAGCAGCGGGAGCACGTGCTGGTCGTCGATCTCGAAGTCGTCGCCTGCTTCGACCTCTTCTGACAGACGGAACGTTCTAAGTTCGACCGTAGACGCCAAGTTCGGCTTGGGCAGGACACGGACGGTGTTCTTCTCCAGGCCGGTGATCAGGGCGCGCAGCGGGCCGAGCCGGCCGTCGAAGACCAGGCCCTGGGCGGCCATCTTCTCGACGGGGATCATGGGGATCTCGCGGCCAGTGAGTGAGTCGTTGGCGGTGCGGACCTTGAGGATGCGGGGGTCGAGCTTGTACCACTCGGTACCATCGGCCAACACATTGATCTTGAAGCTGCGGGCATCGGCGATGCCGTAGGTGTCACGGCAGAACTGCTTCTGCGCGTCGTCGATGTACCGGTAGACTAGGGTGTCTGACCACAGGTACGGCTCCGCAAGGTCAGAGACCTCTTCACGGAAGACGGCGAGCAGTTCTGTCGTATTCATTACGCAGCCTTGTCAGCCTGGAACTTCTGCCAGAGCACATCGCGCTCTTTGCCGTCGATGTCCCAGCCCAGCTCTTTGGACAGGACCGCTGCGTGCGGAGCGCCGGTACCAGCGAAGTCGGTGCGCTTGCCGCGCAGGATGAGCTTCTCGAAGACCGCGAACACGGCCTCTTGGCGCTCAGCGGGCACGACGGGTTCTTTGACGCCGCCGGTTTCTTCAGGCTCAGGGATTTCCTCGGCCGGCACGATGCCCACGGCGATCAGCTCGGCGTGCATCTGGGGCGGGGCGTAGGTGGGCTCGCCCTTCTTGAAGGCAACAGAGCGACCGGAGATTGAGGCAACAGTCATGTTGCGGGGTGCGATGTAATTCATGGTAGGTGCGTGGGTTGGGTGGATGAACAGGGCAGAGCTCTTGTGGAGCCCTGCCCTACCGGTTCAGCGATTAGCTGATCTGGATCTCGCTGGTGCGGCCGGCGATCACGTAAGTGATACGCACAGTGACCTTGCCGGCAGTGGCATCAGCCACAGTCGGGGTCACGGTCAGACGCAGGTTTTCACCCGAGCCGACGTAGCCGGTGGGCACCAGATTGGTGAGCGCGGCGGCGGTCTTGTCGGTGGTACCGAGGTAGCGCACGTCAGAGCCTGAGTCACCGAGCTTCACGTTGTAGGCGGTGGAGCCCACGATGGCGGTGTCGGTCACCACGTGACCGCTGAGCACCACGGCGCCAGGGGGCAACGGGATGACCTCGAACACGTGAGCAGCCACCGTGGCGAAGTTGTCGGCGCCGCCGGCAACGTTCGTCATGGTGTCACCGATGGTGAAGCTGAATTCGGCGGTCAGCGGGTACTGGGCCGTGCGGGATTTGATCTTTGCAGTCATGATGTGGTTCCTAAGGTGAAGGTTGTCGTGGTGTGGCCGAACTTAGAGGTTCGACCACAGTCCAGTTTTACTGGGCCACGTAGCAAGACACCACGCCGAAGTCTTCGACAGCGTTGCCTTCGTAGATGTTGCCGAACTTGGGTTTCAGGAAGCCCAGGATCTTGCCGATGGCAATGGCCTGAGAGTTCTTGAAGTCGAAGTCTTCTTCGTTCCACTCGGGAGCGCCCAGGTCGGCCATGCCGAGAGCCTGTGCGCCGCAGAACAGCACCTGGCAACCGTCAACGGTGCCGCCTGCGCCGTACTTACCGGCTGCGAGGCCGGAAGTGTTGGGCACGTGACGGAACTCGTGCAGGTAGATGCCGTCGATCTTCACTGCATCACCGCTGAACAGCTTGTCGTTGACGCCAGAGTTCTGGCTGTAACGCAGGTTGGCGTTGTAGTCAGGATCTTGCTTCAGCTTGGCCATGGCCTGAGGTGTCAGGAAGGCGTGGAACGTCTCCTGGCCGCCTTCACCGCCGACGCCACGGATGTAGCGGTCCTTGCAGTAGGCCTTGAGCTGAACGAACATCTTCCAGCCTGGGAAGTCGGCAGCGGTCACGTCGGCAGAGGTGTTGGTACCGGTCAGGCTGGTGTGCAGCACACCAGTCGTTGCGTTCCAGCGCGTCATGCGGCGGGTGGATGGTGCGCTCACATCAGCAGCGAACTCCAGGTACTGGAGGTCAGAGCCGACACGGGTCGCGCCGTTGGGCTTGAACTGGAAGCCGATGCCAGCCAGCGTCTGGAACGCCATCTGGTCGATACGGTCTGCCAGCCAGTAGCTCAGCACGTTCTTGGAGTTGTCGCGGAAGCCGACGATCGACTTTTGGTCGGCCATCTTACCTTCGTGACGGTTGGCGTGACGCAGCTGGTCAATGCGGATGACCTGCTCGAACGTCTGCATGCCCTCTTCGTTACCGACCAGGGTGCGGTCGCCTGCCACACCGTCGCCCTGCAAGTCGGCCAGCAAGGTGATCACCGCACGGGCGCCCTTTTCCGAAGACTTGAGAGAGGTGATGTGCTGGATCATGGCGTTGGTGCCAGAACCCAGAAACTTGTTGATGAAGGACTGGTTGCGAGCATTTTTCCATAAATCCATACTCCAGATGGTTTTCTGCTCGTTGGTCAAGAGACCAAAGTTGGTTAATGCCATGATGGGCATCCTTTCTTACAAAGACATTTACAAATTGCTCTTTCGAGCCCCTTGCCGCATGTCGTTGCAGCCAACGAAGATTTCAAAAGCGTGTCGTGCTTTTAGGCGTGATCTGATTCTACATCTAATTTAGATATTAGATGTCAAGTGAGCAATTCGCGCGGTATCGGTTGAAATTTATGCAGCTCGGCCTTGGTGGCCAGATACGCTGCCTGTGCGAGTTCTTTGGTCGCAAAGTACCCCGCGTGGCGCTCCACGCCGTCCACTGCCACCTTCGCCCTCCATCTTTTTCCGACCGGCCATACGCCGGTGAATCCACTCGTGTTGTCGTTGCGCTTGGCGGCGTTCTGACAGTTCTCAGATCGGGTCGCCTCACGCAGGTTCGCCAGGCGGTTGTTCGTTCTGACGCCGTCCCTGTGGTCCAAGTCCGCTGGAGGGAACGCACCGTGGACGTACAGCCAGGCAAGCCGGTGGTGCTGGTAGTTCTTGCCGTCGACCATGGACGACCAGTAGCCTGAGTTGCTCACTGAGCCCACAACAGCGCCTACTGGCTTGCGGCCCTTACCGCTCTTTAGGTTGGTAAAGTCACCCGTCAGCGGGTCGTAGGAAAGCAGTTCTTTGAGTCGGGTTTGGGTCAGCATGGCGCACCTATCATGTGGCTATCAGGAAGAAGGTAGGCGGCGTTGATAAGACGCTTTTCGAGCTGCAGGCTCTAGCCTAGCCATATTCTAACTTAGATGTTAGACGGCAACTGTATTTCTGTATTTATTTAGGCCAAGCCTCTACAAGGGTCCGGATGTCTGAAACATGGCCCTGAGCCTTGCCTGCCAGCTCTGTATATCGGTCTGCGCAGACAGCAAGTAGCTCACCGCTGGTTCGGGCTGCGATGGCACAGGCATCAATACTTGTGGCGGAGGCTCGCATGGCAACGTCGATTTCGTCGCGCAGCCCTGAAGCAGTACCACGAGCAGAATCAAGCTCACGGCGAAGCACAGATACGCGATTCGTCGCATTATTCTGAGCCACGATGACTGCCGTTGAAGCTCGGTCAGCAACGATCCTGGCGGCGCGTTGGATTTCGATTCGTTCATTGGTGTGCTCCAGTTTCAGTTTGGTGATCTGATGCGCCTGCAACTGCCATGCCGCGCCGAAGCCTGCGGCCGCAGACAACACGACGATGGCGAGGGTGGTTTTCATGCAAGTGACCTCAAGCAGATTTCCTGCTCACGGGCACGGCGTGTGGTCAAGCCTGGCAGCGGCACCATGACCCCCATGACCTTGGCTTTGTTCCAGCGCGGTAGCTGGTTACATGCCCCCTGGATGTCTCCGGCGTACAGCAGGCGCGCAGCCGTGGACTTATCTGCGTCGCAAGCGATCTTGGGTCCGATGTTGTAGGCCGCGTCGGCAAACGCCGCCAGCGCACCCACCGGCAGGTTCGGGTGGCACCTGTCCACGATACGCACCGCAAAGGCCATCTCATTGGACAACAGCGCCATACACTGATCCAACGTCTTGCGGTCGCCCATCTTGACGCCGGCGGTGGAGCCGTAGCAGATCGTGGTGATACCTGCTGGGTCTTTGTAGGCCACGGTGCGCAACCCCTCTGCCGGGACTGCAATCGAAGCTGCAATCACCAGCGCCAAAGCACGTTTATCAGAAGCCATGTTCAGTCCTCCAGTTTTCCCACCAGTACAGGGCGACGACCCAGGCCATCATGGCCGGCCCCCGTGCTTGAGGGCGTAGTAGAACGCGATCAGTGGTGCGCCTACGGCGGCAGCCCACTTGACCACGCTGCCAATCCAGCCCACAACCTTGAAGAAGCCTTTACCCGCGTGTAGGATGTCGAGCACCTCCCTGGTATCGGCCGAGTTGCCGTCAATCTTGTCCTCCAGCCGCCGCATACGCTCTGTGCCGGCTGCAAACCGGGCCTCAAGCTCTTCCAGGGCCGGACATACGTGAGGGCCGCTGTCAGTGGCTCGTCTCTTCAGGGGGGCTGACTCGGTCATGACGCGCTTTCGTTTGGTGCGCCCGAAGGCGCGGGGGTTTAAATCTCGTCGCCGCGCGCCTTCGCCAGAGCGGCTTCGCTCAACTTGGCGAACTCGGACTGGCTCAGCTTGATGATGGCCTCGGCGCTCTCGGCGCCACCGCCCGCCTTGTCGCTGTCCAGCCCGGTGTTGTTCAGGGCGGGCGGCGTCTTGGCGATGGCTTTTGTGGTCTTGTCAGCGGCGGCCGCTTTGCGCTCGGCGGTGGCGTCCACGCGCGGCGTGACTGTGGTGGCATTCTTCTGTTTGGCGGTCTCGGCACCCAGGATCGTCTCGACAGCGTCCTGTAGCGCTGCAGCTGGCGTCATGCCGTCGACCTGGTTGGCGCGCGACAGGCGTACGACACGTTTCTCGACAGCCTCGTTATATTCCTCGTGGTCCGGGTTCAGCGCCGGGTAGGCGGCCTCGACGCGGCTCAGGACGGTCTGATAGCGGGCGGTCTCGTTGGCCTGCAGCGTGGCAGCCTGAACCTTCAGGTCAGCCTTGATGTCTGCCATCTGACGCTCAGCAGCGCGAATCTGGGCCATCACGGCAGTGGCCTTCTTGATCTCGCCGTCAGTCAGCAGCGTGGCGTACTCGTCCTCGAGCTTGGCGATGTTGGCATCCATGGCGTCGAAGTCGGTGGCGGCCTTCTCACGGGTGCCCTCCACCTGACCGCGCTTCTTGAGCTCAGCCACCTCGGCCGCCAGCGCGGCAGTCTTGGCGCGCTCCTTCTCCAGGATCTCTTTGTGGCGCGCAGCGGGGATGCGCTGATCTTTCTTGGCGTCGTCGTGCTCGTGCTCGGCGGCCGGGTCGGCTTCGCCAGCCTTCAGCTCTTCTTCGAGCTTCTTGACCTCAGGGTCGGCGGCGACGTCCTTGGGGTCCGGGGTGGCAACGACCGGGACGATGGGTTCGAGGGTGTCACCACGATCGACAGGGCCTGAGCCACTGCCGTCTTCGGGGTCCTGGAGGCGGAAGAATTTAGAGATCAACATAGTGCGCTTTCGGAGTGGGTTGGGGTTAAACGATGGTCCAGTCTTCGGACAACATGTCCGTCTGGGAGGCGAGCCAGCCTGGCAGCATGGCGCGGCGGCCCTCGGCGTTGGTGGTGTACATGTCGATGTGAGGCAGAATCTCGCCGCTGGTCAGGCCCGCCTTCATGTAGGGGGAGCCTTCGGTGAAGTTCACCACCTTGGTGCCAGGCACCAGCACCAGCCACATACCCTTGCCGTTCCATCCGGCGCGAGTGACTTTCTTGCCCAGCTTGAGTGCTTCAATCGCCAGCCCAAACGTCAAGCCGGCGGTCTCACGGTAAGCGGCTTCAAATTGCGCTTTCGGGCTCCAGCTGATGTAGCCAACATGGCGCGAGTCATTGGCCTTGCCGCCGTCGAGGTACTCAACCAAGAAGCCCTCGTCGTCACCTTCTTCGTTTTCTGGCAATACCCAGTTGCGGTATTCGTTGTAGTCAGCCCGGCTCATGGGCTTGGCCTGGATGATTTTGGTGCCGATGTAAGTCTTCATAGTGCGCTTTCAGTGGTGGTTAGGCTTCCGCCTTGGTGGGTTTTGCCGCTGCAGTGGCGGCGTCCTGAGCAGCCTTGACGCGGGCGTCCAGGCGCTTCTGCTGCATGTCCTGCTGCTGCAGGGCCATCTTGTCGTCGGTCTCCTGCTTCTTGCGGGCGTGCTCCATCAGGTCCATGCGCTGTTTGTGGGCGAGCTCGCGCTCCTTCATGTCAGCGTCGTGCTCGGCCTGGGCCATCTCCAGCTCCGGGTTGCCCTGAGGCCCAGTGGGCTCGGTGATGGGCGTGTTCGCCAGCACCTGGGCCTTGACCGTGGTCTCTTGCGCCTTGGCCTGCTTGAGGCCGGTGTCGGCCTGCTTCTGGGCGGCTTCGGCTTCTGCCTTGGCGACCTCTGCGGCCTGCCCGCGCTGCTGCAGCTCCTTGGCGGCGACGGCTTCGGGGCTGGTCTGGTCGCCGGCCATCTGCTTGATGATGTCTTTCTTGTTCATCAGGCGGCTGGCGTCGATCAGCACGCTGTCGGGGATCATGATGCCCACCTCGCGCATGGCCATGACCTGCTCGAACTGGCTGTCTTCCAGAGTCTCGCGGCGCGGGACACTCGAGACGACGACGTCGTACTCGCCCAGCGTCAGGTCGTTGATGATCTCTTCGTATGGGTTTTCCTCGTCACCGGTCTGCGGCTCGGGGTTGGGCTGGTTGATGCCGAAGGTCTCGCTCTCGCCGGTGACCTGATCGTGGGTGATCGTCATCAGGCGTGGCTCGGTGTAGAACTCCTGCACCAGGTCCAGCACGTTACGTGCCAGGATGTAGTCCGATCGGACCAAGTTGTCCATCGGCTTGACGAGGTTCGTGCCGCCGGCCTGGCGCTTGGCCTGGATGGCCTTGGCGGCCACGTCGGCGCGGTCCATGCCCTGCATAGAGTCGGACACACCTGAGATGCTCTTGATGCTTTCTTCCGCTTTATACGAGATGCGGTCCAGGCCCTGCGGGACCTGATTCGGGGCGATCTTCTGCACGTCCTTGTCCGGATCGCCGTTGACCTCGATCACGAGGCCGGTCTGGGCGCCCTTCTCTTCCAGCTCTGCCACGGTCATGTTGACCAGCGAGCCGGCCTTGACCTTGTAGCCCGAGTTGGCCGTGGTGTTGACCACGTGCAGCTCCTGGCTGGTGACTTTGTTGAGCAGCTCCTGCGGGCCGAGCAGGTTCTCCACCAGGCCGATGGTGTGGCCGTAGCGGAAGTACGGGAAGTACGGCACGATCGTGAAGTGCTTGTAGGGAGACCAGTCGTCGCGCAGCACAACGTTGTCAGCGATCACCACCCAGCGGATACGGCGCACCAGCTTGCTGATGACCTGGAAGCCGTAGTTCTGCACGAAGTGGGAGATCTGGGCGGGGTTGAAGTCGTCGGGGATCGGGCGGGTGTCGCCGGTCTGAGGCGCCAGGAAGAACTTCTGGCGGTCCAGCTCGCGGTACTGACGCTCAACGATGCGGATGTTGCGCAGCACGTTGCTCTGGTCGTAGCCGGTGTTGTAGGCAGCCGTGCGCTCCTCGCCGAAGCGGTCGCGGTTCATCTGGATGCTGTCGTAGCCGTAGGGGAAGCTGCTGTTGTCGCGGTTGCGCAGCAGCTCAGCGTCAGCCTTGCTGTACAGCACGGCGATGTCGTCGGCGGTGACCCACTTCGTGGTGAACACCTCGCTCCAGTTGTCTGGGTCGTAGTCGTCGGCGTCGGAGTCGATCAGGACGTTCTTGCGGTTGATGTTGCTGATCCGCACCTCGCCCTGGTTGTTGTCGCCGTAGTCCAGCCGCACGTCCAGGAAGCCCCGGGAGCTGATGACGCCGTCGGCGTACATGTCGCTGCGCTTCCAGTCGAGCTGGTTGTTGTCGCTGATCTGCTTGAACACCTTGCTCAGCACGTCAGCTGTGGCTGCAGGCGCTCCATTGCGGGGGCGGAAGCTGATCTCGGCGCGGTTGTTGATCTGTTCACCCAACACGTTGGAGATCGTGCTGAGGATCTTGTTGATGGTGAGCACCGGGCGCTGCACGGCCTCCAGGCGGGCCCGGTCGGCGTCACGCCACTGGTCACCGGCGAAGAACTTCTCGCACATGTCGGCCTTGGCGACGTACTTGCTGTGCCCGTCATCACGAACACGTGCGTACCTCATCCAGGTCTTGTATGAGAGTTCGGAGTTAATGGGCATGGGTCACCTCGTGGAGCTTCAGGCCCGTGTACAGGTCCTGCAATGTGGGTAAATCGAGCTCGTCCAGTGAGGTGCGGGTCCAGGCCCAGCTCTCGTTGTGCTGGGTGCCAGTTGCGGTAGCCAGGCCACCTTTGACGGCGTGCTCAGCTACCTGGGGGCTGGGGAAGCCGACGCCGACGATCGCGTCGACGAACAGCATGTGGGTCAGGAGGTTGTGGTTCATTTCAGGAACCTCAACTTGTAAATCGAGCCCATGGTGAGCTCTTCGATCTCGGCCAGGATGTTCTCCAGGGCCTCGCTCTCGTCCTCACCCTGCTCTGCCTGCACGGTCTCGAGATAGTTCTCGAGCAGCGAGACCGGGCCGACGGCTTCGATCTTGGATGGGGAGGGCCAGCTCTTGATCTGCCCGTCCATGGCCATGTAGGCCTCGGCGTAGCGGTCGATCAGGCCGACGAGGGAGGTGTAGAAGTCAGCCAGCGCCACATGCTGGGCGTAATTGGTCGAACTTAGATGTAAGAGATGCGCCGCCGTGCGGACAGCAAAGGAGTCGACGATGAATTTGGGGCAGGACATGTGTTCACGCGCTCATGAATGAGCCAGCGCCTTTGTGGTTGAGCTTGTCGCGCCATGACTCAGGCTCTTTTTGCTTGATCTTCTGCGGCGGCTGGCGGCCGATGGCCATCAGGGTGGCCCAGCTCAGGCTGTCCACCTGGTCGTCGTGCGCGCCCGCTGGGAAGCGGAGCATCTCGAGGCGGCAGCTGTCGTACCACGGAGCTTCTTCCGGGTTGCTGTTGAACGACACCATCCCCTGCTGCATCCGGCCCTGGAGCGGGCGAGCGCGAGCAAGTTTGTCCGTGATGGGCTTCAGGACCGTGATGGAGGGGTAAACGAGCTTTTCTCTCATCCTCTTCTTCAATATGGATTCGATTGCGCGATAGATCTGGCCGTCTTCAAAGCCGAGCTGCTGGCCTGGACTATACCATTTCTTACTTAGATCTAAGATTGCGTCACAGATGAACATCGCGTCGCCGCTCTTGAACCTCACCTGGTCAGCCACGTGCAGCACGTCGTCGTCGTCCTGCAGCACCACGGTGCCCACCGTGTAGTCGTTCTGCTTCTTTTCACTGATGGCGAAGTCCCACGCGATGTAGACGTTTGAGCGGGCGACCTGTGGGCGCGCGCCGCGCCTGAAGTTCTCTTTGAGGAAGTACGCCCCGTCGTCGGGCACCGGGTTCTGCTGGTACAGGGCCGACCAGAACCGCGGGCTGATGGTGCGCTTGATCTGGTTGAGCTTGTCCAGGTCGTAGCGCTCGGGGTGGAGGGCTTCGCCCTTGCGGCGGTACAAAATCTGATCAGGGTGGTGCGGCTCATCCTCAACAATCAAGTCCGAGACCGGGTCATACCACTCGTCATGCTCAGCGATGGCGGGGTATTTGACGACAATAAACTGGTCGGCTTCCGGGTCCTTCATGGCCTCCTGCAGCTGGCCGGCCAGGTCTGAGTCATGCCAGCAGGTCTGAATGACCAGCACCCCGCCGCCGGGAGCGAGGCGGGTGTAGGCGGTAGAGCCGTACCAGTCCATGAGCTTTTCTCGCGTGTCCGCGCTGTCAGCCTCTTCTGCGTTCTTCAGGGGATCGTCGATGATCAGGATGTGGCACCCTTTGCCGGTGATGCCGCCCCCGACGCCGGCTGCGACGTAGCCGCCACGCGTGCCGTCCAGGCCCCACTCTTCTGCGCTCTGGTTGTTCGGATTCAGCCGGATGTCGAACACAGGGTGAAACGCCGGGTCTTCGAGCACCTCCTTGACTTTCTTCGAGAAGGTCATGGCCAAACTGACGTTATATGAGCTGGCAATGATCTCATGGTCCGGGTTCTTACCCATATGCCATGGTGGGAACGACCTGGAGCATAGCTCCGACTTCCCGCTCCGCGGGGGCATCAGGATCATGAGCCTGGGCGAGAGCCCTGCTGTTACCTCTTCGCTGAACTTTTCAAGCCGCCGGCAAATGTCTTCATGGACCCAGCCTGCTTTGTACCTGGGATTGATGCGCTGGACGAAGGGGAGCAGGCGGCGGCGGGAAACCAGCCTGGAAGCCAGCTCAATCTCGGCGGGGGTGGGTGTCTTCATGTGATGGCAGCCTGATTGGCACGGCGGGTTGCCCACGCCTTGCGCATGGACGCGGACCGCTGCGCGAGTGTCTCGGCGCTTATGGGCCTGCCCCTCTTTGCCGCAGATATCCGGGCGCGTGTCTCCGCTGATCTTGCTGTCCCGAGCAGACTGGCGTGGTCTTCTGGTGG